TCACGCCTTCGAGCGGTTAGCCAAATCGAAGTCGATTACAGGAGCCATGGCCTGGCGGGCCATGCGCTTTTGTTCCACAGCAGCGGTGTAAACTGCCACCTGGCGATCGGTGGTCCAGCCTCCCACAGCCTTGAGTTCCTGATTCGACGCGCCGTTTTCGGCGGCACGTCGAGCAGCGGCTTTGCGCAGGCCGTGGGCGCTGCAGTGAGGTAGGCCGGCATCGTTGCACCATTTGCGCATGCGCTGGCCCAGGCCGGCGCGCGTGAAGGGCAGGCCGTAATCGGTGACGAGGAAAGTTTCGGTGCCTGTGACGGGCATGGCCTCGATCGCTTCGACCAGCTGCGGCGCAGCGGGAAGCCACAGGACCTGGCCGGTGCTGTCCTTGGTCTTGGACGGGGTCACCTCGATCTTGCCGTCTTTCAGGTGTTTGCGGCCGAAGGACGATGCGTCACCACGGCGCAGGGCTGTCCAGAGGAAGATCTCGAGCGCCAGGCGTGGCTTGGTGCCGAGCGGGTGGTAGGCGCGGTATTGCTGGATCTCTTCCTCGGTCCAGGTGTGGAAGCCGCCCTTCGGGACAGAAATCGATGCGGCCTGGTCCACCGGGTTGGGGCGCTGCAGGCCGAGCAGCTTGATCGCATAGTCGAAGAACGTCTTCAGTTCGCCGCGCAGGTTGTTGGCCGCGCTGGGGCCGCCGATGATACGGCCCTTTTCGTTCTGCCGCTTCTCGGCCGCGCGCAACAGAAGCGCCTCGATGTGATCGAAGCGGAAATTCGTGATCAGGTCGTGTGCGACTTCGGCCACGAACTTTTCGAGGATCAGGGTAGCGGTGCGCGCGGTGGCCGGGCTCTTGCCGCCCAAGAACGCGGCCGAGCTGTAATAGCGACCGGCGACCCATCCAACGGTGCCGTGGGCATAGCGGGGCGCTGGCTCGGCCGTGCGCTGGGCGATGAAGCCTTCCAACTCGGCCAGCCCCTCGGGAGTGTTGGGGTGCGCCTTGAAATAGGCAGACCGCCCGGCAAGGCGCCAGCGGTAGCGGCGCTTGCCATGGCGGTCGACAAAGGAGCTGACGTTCGCGGGGAGCTTTTCTTTACGAGCCATTCTGCAACAGGCGATCGAGAGGATTGGAGGCGGCCGAGGGCGAAGGTTTCGATTCGCCCTTGGCATATATCACGATGTCGCCGGCGGCGGAGACTTGCACCGAGCCGATCTGCACCCCGGCGCGCAGGGTGGCTTTCACGGCCCGCTCGATGTCAGCCTGGGCAATGCGAGCTTTGGTGGTCATGTGCGTTCGTTTCTAGTGCCGCTTGCGCCCTGTGGGGCGCGTGGGGGCGTCGGAGGCGTAGGGGATGCCGGTCACCAGCATTTTGCCGAGGCGGGCGAAGGTGCGCAGCTGCACGGCCACCTGTTCGCCGGTGATATCGACCAGGGCCGTGCCGTTGACGTCCATGTCATAGGCGATGGCACTGGCTTCCATGGCGGCGAACAGTTCGCGCAGGGCGTATTCGGCATCCTCGCTGAGGATGAAGCCGGTGGCGCGGAATTGTGCTGCGAGATCGGGCGTTTGCGGGGCGGCGGTCATCAGCGCGCGCTCCCGTCCGGGTTGTGATCGGTCCACAGGCGGCGGAGCAGGGCGGTGCGGCGCGCGGCCTGAAAGTCGATCACGTTGGATGCCGTTGCCGGGCGCCGAGCCGCAGTGATAGGGATGATCTTAGCTTGAGCCATGGGACACTTCCTTGGTTCGGGTCAGGGCCGGGGTGGAAGTTGGCGCTTCCCCTCGGCCTGTTTTCATGTTAACGCGACAACACTGATGATGTCAATTGGTGTTAACGTGACAACGCGAAAAAAACGACCTGACCAAACTGGAACGCTTGTCGGAACTCGTTTCCAGCCCGACGACTTGGCAAACCTCGACAATTGGCGGCGCGAACAGTCGGACATACCGGCGCGCCCGGAAGCCATCCGCCGTCTGGTGCGCAAGGCGCTGGAAAAGGGATGAGGGTGCTCTCGGACGCCTGCCTAAGCCGAAGGGTTCCGCCCCAAGTTGGGGCGAAAGCCGGGCGCTCGATGGCGTCGGAATTTCCGACGCCATCCGGGAATTCACCAACCAGGTTTTGCGGCGAATCACCGCAGAACCCCTGTGCAACGCGTCCCGTTCGCAAGGGTGTCGTCTTTAGCGACACCCCTTTCCAAAATTTCGGGAGCATTGTGCAATGAGCCAACTGATCCCACTGCATTTCGAGGATGCCGACGTCCGCATGGTGATGCGTGATGGCGATCCTTGGTTCGTTCTCGCTGAGGTATGTCGCGCCCTCGGCATCAAAAACGCTCGCCAAGTGGCATCTCGGTTGGATGACGACGAAAAGGGTGTCATTATAAATGACACCCTTGGCGGGCCGCAGGAAATGACACTGGTCAGCGAGCCGGGCGTTTTGAGCGTCGTTCTCCGTTCCGACGGGGCCATTACCAAAGGGACGTTTGCTTACCGCTTCCGTCGTTGGATCACTCACGAAGTTCTCCCGTCGATCCGCAAGCACGGCTGCTATCCGCCCCCGCCAGAAATCGAACTTACCCTTCCAGCGCCCGAGCGCCGGGAGGAAGCGCCCGAACTGGCGACCGAGGGCCAGCGCCTGTTTGCCGAGTTCAAGCGGGTGTTCCACACCGACGACTGGCGCGAGCTGGTGCCGATCCTGTCGCACGCTGTGTCCAAGTCGCGCCTGATCGCCATCCAGCGTGGGGATGGCGTTATGGCGGCCCTGCGCCATGGCGACGCCTGGGCCAAGCTGACCGGCATGGGCATCGATCTGCGCTATGTGCTCGGCAATCGCCGCCTGCTCACGCCGGAAGAGCGCGAGTTGATCGAAAACGTGCGTGGGCTGGGCGCGGATGGGAAGGCGATGGCGCTGCAAAGCTTTGCCCGGCAGATCGGCACCCTGTGCACGAACCCGGATGCCCCGGCGCTGTCTCACCACCGTTCGTGACCGCAATTGCTGCGTTGTCGGCGCGGCCATCACTTCGGCCCCTCTGCGCCGGGCCTGACCCCCAGCGACAAGTGGCAATTGCGCTGCGCCTCGATCAAGGGGCGGCGAAACCGTCCCTCCGCCCAGGCGCAGCGGATCGACCAATCGAGAGATCCGCGGCGGATCATTTCGATATCAGCTGGGCCATGGGGCTGGCGCGCGGGCGGGGCGCAGGCGGCTAGGGCGGTTGCGACAATGCCAGCGGCGATGATGCGAAGCGGTTTGATCCGGCGCGCCGCATCGGATGCAATAATTACAGGGAAAGAAACGCCCTGTGATCGAGCTGGAGCCAGACCATGAAAATTCGCCGCTACCGCATTTCGCGTCTTACCGATCTCGAACAGCGCGCTTGGCGCCTTTATAAACGCGCACTGGAGGCCGGTAATATACCCGCCGGCTTGCATTTTGGGCGCCGAATCGAGGCGTTTGATCGACTGGCTAGCGCAACATCGATAGCGACACTTGAGCGCTATCGCGATTGAATGCAAAGCTGAGGACGAAATGGGCGGTGCCGCGTGGCGCCGCCCATTTTCGTTGTCGGTAGAAGGTGCCCGGGAATGACGAAGCGCGGCGAGGGGCTTACTTTTGTCGCGGGTGGGGGCTTGCGTCGCCAACTCACGCAGCGCGCGTGGAAAGCACGCAAGTTTTGCGGTATGATCCGCCCAGCCACTGGGTCGTGGGGTATTCAATCGCTGTCCCGGGTAGCTGCAAACTACCATCGGGCACCGACGCCGCCGGGTTCGATTCCTGGCCATTTTTGCCATCGTTTTGCTTCCTTGCCTTGCGAGGTAGAGGCTGGTTTCACCGGGGGAGGCAGTGCTCGATCGGGCAGCGGGCGAAGCCGGCGATGACGCGATCGAGGATGTGCAGGGCGGCGCTCAGCGCCAGGGCGAGAGCGACGGCGCGGCCTATGTCGCGGGGGCCGAGGGCGATCACTGGGCCGCGTACCTGGGCGAGAGGGGCTTGCGGCGCGGGCGGGGCTGGGTGGCCTCGCGGACCGGGATGCCGGCGCGGGTGCAGTCTTCGCACCAGACCTGGCCGGCGCGGGTGGTCCAGCCCACCGGCAACTGGCCATCGGCGGCGGTGTGGTTGTTGCCGCAGCGGCATTCGAAGAGGGCAGGCGCGAGGCGGTGGGCAATCGACATGGGCAATCTCCGGTCAGCGGGTGAGGATCGCCAGGCAGTGCGCCCTGGCAGCGGTGAGCCACCGGCGCGGGCCGGCGGGGATGGGAAAGCGGGCGGGCCTGGGCGATGCAGCCGGGCGGCAGGCGCGGCAGGGGCAGGCCATGGGGTGAAGGTCACGCGGCACGGCGGGCCTCCTTTTCGGCGGCCAGTTCGCGCCACAGCACGAAGGTTTGCGCGCGGCAGGCGCGGGTGCGGCGGCCGGGTTCGAGGTGCCAGGCCATGGCGATGACCCATTCGGCCTGGGCGGCCAGCTCGGCCGAAAAGCCGCGATCTTCGCGGGCGATCTCGGCAATGGTGGCGATGCTCTGGTCGAGCGCCTCGCGCATGGCGGGGATCTGTTCCGCCTCGGCCGGCGCGCCTTCCCCAGTGGCCATCCAGTGCCATTCTGCGGCCAGCGCCGCAAACACCGCGATCTGCGCTTCGGCATCGGCGGGGGCCATGCGGCCCTTGGCGACGAGCTGGGGGAAGCGGGTGCGGCGGGTTTCCAGCATGCGCTGGGCCATCTGCCGGATTTCCGCATAGTCGAACGCGGCGGCGGGCGGCTCGGGGCTCTGGATGCCGTGCCAGACCCGGAATTCCTGTTCGGCCCAGGTCATATAATGCGCTCCGCCTTGGCGGGCTGCTCGAATACCCAGCATCCGACGATGTGACCGGCGGGGTTGTTGACCTTCTTGCGGTCGACAAACTTGCGGCTCTTGCTGCCGCGCAGCACCTTCTTGAGCAGATCGACGTTGGGGGCAGAGAGGCCGGCGTTGCGGCAGCGCGATTCGAACTCGGGGAGCTGGATCGCGAAGAGGCGTTCCTTGTCACGCGCCTGGTTGAGCGACTTGCCCTCGCCGTGGTCCTCGGGCTTTTCGCGGGCGAGCAGGTATTCGACCTTTTCCCAGAAATCGGCCACGGCGGGGTGATCGCCGCCGGCACTCAGCTGGCGATCGAGCGCGAGGGCCTCGATCAGGTTGAGCGTTTCGGCCACCCATTCGGGGCGGATGGCGGGGAACAGCGCGGGCAGGGTTTCCACCGCTGCGGCAAGCTGGCGGTGGTTCTTGATGACGCGGTCGTTGTGGAGGCCCTCCACTCGGTTGCGCATGTCGCGTTCATGGAATTCCGACCGCTCGAAATAGCGCTCGAGCCACTTGGCCTCGTGGCGGACGACGTGGACGATGGTGCCGGAAATCTGCTCCATCGGCCATTGTTCGAGCCGGATCGCGGCGGCGCGGGTGGCTTCGTTGCGCCCGCCCTTGTCGATGGACATGGACATGAGGCGCTCGAGCACGGCGGGGATCGCGTCGATCCGCTCGTTCTGGACCAGATAGATCGTGCCGAGGAACGGCGGTTCGCTGGTTTCGACGCCGTTGCTCTTCTGTCCGGTGCCGCGCGGCGACCGGCCGTTGAACAGCACCAGCAATTCGTTGTGGTCGAACTGCCGCCCACCAGTGCGCTTTTCGTCGTTGCGGCCGCTTTCGATCAGGCCGACCGGCAGGTTGGCCACCTTGATCAGGCTGCGCGCGATGAAGGCCGGGGTGGCCTTGTTGGGATCAAAACCTTCGTATCCGCTGCGGCCGAGCAGCTTCCACAGGAACTCGATCAGGGTGGATTTGCCCGAGCCGGGCTGGCCGGTGATCTCGAGGAAGCCGATGGACTTTTCGCGCTGGCGGATCTGCACCGCGAAAAGCGACATGACGAAGAAGGCCAGGCCGACCATGGCCTTTGGCCCCCAGGCGGTCCACAGGTCTGGCACCCAGGCGAGATCGAGGCGCTCCGGGTCATATTCGATGTCGAGCAGGCGTTCGTTGCTGCGCGGCTTGACCGCCGCCTTGCCGAAATCGAAATAGGCCTCGCGGTTGATCTCCACCACGCGGCCTTCGCGCACGGCGAGATCGCCCAGCAGCCAGGCGCGGTGCGCGGCGGAATAGCCGGTGAAGTATATCGGCTCGACCACCTTCAAATTGCGGGTCTGCGCCCGCATCATCCGGTCGAGCTGCTCGCCGCTGCCGCTCCACATTCCGGCAAACGCCATCATGCGCTTCTTGAATTCGCCGCTGTTGGCGCAAGCGGCGGACGAGAACCGGGCCTTCACGGGCCGGTCCTCGAACGGGAAGTCGATGTGCAGGAAGTAGCTGGTTTCGTCCGCGATTTCGTCGCGTTCGCGGTAGAGCAGGCGGAACGCGCAGTTGGCGATTTCCTCCACCACGATGCGGCGCTTCTGGGTCTCTTCGTCGAACGAGACCTTGCAGGACCACAGGCGGTTCTTATGGCGGAATTCGAACGTGGAAACCGCCTGCTTGTGGTCCGCGATCAGGCGGGCCTTGTCGCGGGCGGTCTCGGCGATCGTGATCGCGCCGTTGTAGGCATATTGTTCGAACGCCCAGTCGGAAAGCGGGGCCTTTTCCTTGTCGCCCGCCCAGTCGAGGTGTTCCTTGAGAAGGTCGTTCCAGTCCTTCTTGGTGCCCTCGCCATCGGGGCGCACCTGCATGGCGCTGGCGTCCCAGCCCTCGGCCGTGGCGCGCTTCACATACTTGATGGTGTATTCGACGCCGGCGCGGCCGACGTCGAAAGCGAAGACGAGGCGGGGCCGCGTGGTGCGCTTGATGCGCTCCAGTTCGACGCGCAGATCGGCGAGGAAGTGTTCCGGCCAATTGTTGGTGGACATGGCCGATACCGCAACCTTGTGCACCTGGCACAGGGCGGTGGCGTCAAAGATGCCTTCGGTGATCAGGATCTCTTCCGCCTTCGCGATCTCTTCCATCGAGAGGCGCGGCGGAATCCAGCAGTGGCCCTTGTACGCGCCGCCTGCGCGGAAATGGGCCTTTTTCTCGAACCGGCCCGGCCGGTCGATAAGCCGCTCCCAATAGGTGTTGCCCACGGCGAAGCGGACGGTGGCCGAGGTGTGGCCCGTCTTGTGATCGCGGTACAGTTCCTGGGTGTAGCTGCCGCGCAGGAGGCGCAGATCGAGGCACCGCTCGTGCTGCAGATAGGCATCAGCGGTGGCGGTGGGGTTTTCTTCGGTTTCGGGGAAGCGCTTGGACCAATCCTCGAACAGATCGGGCAGGGCATCGCGCACGGTGATTTCCCACCCGCAGCGGTCCTGGCGGCCACAACGGATGATCTTAGGATCCTTGGCGGCACAGAACGCTTCGCGCTTGCCGCAGGCCGGGCAGGTGCCCTCCTGCAACCAGGCGCCCTTGGTCTTGCGGAACTGGTATTGGGCCTGCAGGCCCTTCAAGATTTCGGCTTCGAGGTTCACGCGGCGCGGCCCTCGATCAGCAGGCAGGTGCGCAGGACCAGGTCGCGACCGGCGGCGGTGAGCGCGAAGCGTGCGCTGCTTTGCCGCATTGCCTCTCGGGCCAGCTTCTGCAGGCTCCGCTTCCAGGCTGCATCGGTGAAGGTCACCAGCCCTTCGCCTTGGCCGAAGGGCGCGCCCTCGATGTCGACATAGGCGGCAGGCGCCCAGAACTGCAGCTCGGCAAAGCCGGCGACAGATGCGAGAAAGGCCCGCTCGGCCGCGATCAGGTGCGGGGCGGTGATCTGCAGCGCATGGTCAAACGAAGTCCTGCCCGATGTGGGCAGGGCGGGTTGGCTGGTGGCGCGGTGCGCGCTGGGCATAGGTCCCCCTCCGGCGGAATCGCCGTTGAAAAATTCGCTGTGGTGTGGGTGGCTGGCGGGCGGTCGCCCGGCGGGATCAGCCCGAGAACATGCTCATCTGCCGCTCATCGTCTTCCTTTTCGGTGGGGAAGACGTGGGGCACCTGATCGCGCGGGCAGACCTTGAGATTGAGATCCGCGCGATCGATCAGACCGGGGTTGAAGCTGTGCACGAAGGCCAGCTCCGCCAGCCAGGTGTGGCCGCAGCCGGTGTTGGTGCAGTGGCAGGTGAGGTGCTTGACCGTTTCCGTGATGCGCTGCGACCGGCGGATATAGGCCGGGGCATCGCACTTGGGGCAGAGGATCAGCGCGCGGTTGGCCTGGGTGCCGCGCGACGACATGCGGAATTCCAGCGGCGCGTGGATCAGCGGCCGCGAGTGAAGATGGCCTTCGCCGCTCATGTGGGGGTCCCTCCCGTGGTGGCTTTTCGCAGCCCAAGCTGTTCAACGATCGACACGAACTCGCCGGGGCCTTCGATGGCAGCCAGGCCGTCGGTCAGCTTGTCGATCGCTTCCTGCACTTCCTTCTTGGCCTCACGGCGCGCCGCGGCGCTATTGGGTTGGCCGCTGGCCTTGATCAGGGCGGCCACGGCCTCGCCGGTTTCCTTCGCCGCGCCCATGGCGATTTCCGCCAGATCATGGCCGTCTGCCTCGTGCGCGGCGATATCGAGGCGCAACGCCAAGAGGCGGTGGAACGGGGCATGGTTGCCGCCGCGCTCCAGGAACGCGCGATCTAGGCGCTCGGCATCGATCATGCGGATTTCGGTTTCGCAATCGTGGTCTGACCAGAGGCGCACGGCCCGGCCGGAGACACCGCAGATCGCGCCGCAGGTGTCCCAACCAATCACAGCCGCAACCTCGGTGAGGGTGGATTCATAGGTGAGGGGTTCGCGCCGTTTCGTCATGCTGCGGCACCCCGCTTCGAAGCGCGTTGCTGATTGAAGAGGACCGCAGCCTGGTAGCGATCTACGCGCTGATCGACGCCATGCCAGCGAGGCCCTGGCGCCAAATCAACAGGATAGAGATCGGGGCGCAGATGATGACGAGGAACGCCAGTAACTTCCTCCGCTTTGAGGACGTGTTCGGCGGGGAGCTGCTTCGATTGGTTCAGCCACCGCCAAACTGTCGGCTGAGATACGTCGAATGCTTCGGCCATAGCCTCTTGCGTTGGGAAGCAATCGGCCACCTGCATCAGGGCTTCAAAGCGCGTCGGTGTCGTCATACGCTTACGTATATACGTGAACGAATAATCGTCAACGGGAAAGTTGGATGAACTGTTATTCGGTTCCGTATAATCGTGTTGTCATGTGGGAAATCGTACCGGAAAACCTGATTGCAGCCATGCTGCGGGCCGGTATGAACCAGTCGCAATTGGCATCTGCGGTTGGCGTCAAGCAGCCATCGATCGGGCGGCTGATCAGCGGTGAAACCAAGACAACCAGGGCGCTCGATCAAATCGCGGCAGTGTTGGGCACGTCGCCAGCCTTTCTGAAGGGGCAAACGGATGATCCTGAAAGGTCGCCGTCGGATCCAGTCGCACTGGTCCCCGTGCAGGCAGCAAATGCCGATATGGTCGAGATCGCTGAGTTCAACTTAGCTTATGGCCTGGGCGGCACTTACATCCATGACGCACCGGCAGAACGGGTCATGCGCCCATTTTCGAAGGTATGGGTGCGGCAGTTCACGCAATCGCCGATCGAGCAGCTTTTTTGGGCCACGGGCAGCGGCACGTCGATGATGCCCGCGATTCTCGACAGCGACATTTTGCTGATAGACACGGGCCAGCGCACGCCGCGCATGTGGGACCACGTCTGGGCCATCGAAATGCACGGCCTTGGCATGATCAAGGCCCTGCGGCCGGGCAAGGAAGGCTCGATGCGCATCCTGTCGCTCAATCCCGATTATCCGGAAGAGGTCGCCTACGACGGCGAAATGAACGTGATCGGCCGCGTGGTGGCGATCGTGCGCAAAATCTAACGACATGAAGTAACGGGCAAACAGGGGACAATATGACCGAAGACAAGAAACCCAGCTTGGGCAAAAGGCTGGGGATCGGGTGCCTTGCGATTTTGGGCATCTTCATCGCGCTAGGCGTGATCGGCGCGATCGTTGGTGACAAAAGCAAACCCGGCGCACCCGCTGCGAATACACCGGCCGGGAACGTTGAAACAAAACACGACGCCGCTGAACCCGCTCCAGTCGAGCAGGAACCGGCGCTGACGGGACCGCAGGAAAATGCTTTGAGGTCGGCGAAACAATATTTGTCCATGCAGGGCTTTTCTAAGAAGGGCTTGATCCAGCAGCTTTCTGCCGACAGTGGCGAGGGATACGACGTGGCAGACGCCACCGCTGCCGTGAATAGCCTCAATGTCGATTGGAACGAGCAGGCCGCTCGGTCGGCGAAGCAATACATCTCAATGCAGGGATTTTCCTGCAAAGGCCTGATCCAACAGCTATCTGCTAGCGCAGGCGAGAAATACACGCTGAGCGAAGCCACCTATGGTGCCAAGCAGGCTGGCGCGTGTTGATTAGCCGGCGCATGTTTTAAACCAGATGTAAATTTTAGGTGGTTGCAATGGAAGATGTGGAAAATAATGAAAACCTTGAAGGTTCAATTGAAGACTTCGAAACTCTAAATCACCGAGAGATACCAGAAAACGTAGATTGGTTTCTTGTTGAAGGCATTTTGGATTTTGCCGAACTTGACACCAATATTCCTATCACCATCAATATAAATGGCATGGTTGTCAGTGGTGTCAGCATCAGTGCGCGCGAATATCTTGAGGGTATGCGCGGTGTGATGCGATCTATGTTTGGCGAAAAAAATGAAAAAATTGTTGATATGGTTATTGATGGATCATTGGAAGTCTATCCAACTCGAGATGAGTTGCTTCGAAAGGGGCATATCAGTAGGGGGTATTTGCACCTGAAGGACGCGCAATATTTCTCTGGTGGTCAGCCGATACCCACAGAGGGCGGTGTCCTTTGGAGGGGGAAGCTCGCGTCAATCGATGGCTTTTCCTGGGGGCAATTCAAGACAGGAAAGTAGCTCGGATATCCCGAGCTAGGCGCTCTGCAATTCGAGCCGCTGTTTCAGGCCGCTGGCGCCCATCGTGGTTTCAAGGCTCTCCACTAGCCACGACGTGCCATCGATCGCGCTGGTCCAGCCTGACAGGCTGGCCTTGGCATTGGGCTGGATCTGCATGTCGGCTGTGGCCAGCTCATAGGTGAAAACGCGCTTGCCGCGCGCTCGCTTCTTGGCCTCGGCCGAGGTGGCCTGCTGGGCCTCTGCCTCACTGGCATAGACGCGCTTCAGGCGTTTGCGGTTGCTGCCGGCGGTTTTGTGGGTGCGGCGCTGGCCGGTGCCGGGATCGTGCCACTGCGCCTCGGCCCCATCATACTGGCCACGATCAGCCTGGCGGCAGGACCAGGTCCAACCGCTCTGGCGGGTTAGGGCGATGGTGGGGATCGTCTTGCCGGTGGCGGTCGTGGCGCTGCCCACCGGCATGAAGATGAGCTGCTTGTTCTTCCACGTCGCCACCGCGTCATAGCGCTGGCCGAGATCCTTGACGAAGGCGTGGTCGCTCTTGTTGTGCTGCTCGAGCAGGGCAATGGCCAGGCCGATCAGATCGGGGTGGACCTGGGCGGACAGCCCATTGCGCGCGGCGATGGCGGAGAGGATGGCGCCCACCGTGGTGTCCTTCCACACCTTCACCCGGCGCTGGCGCGCGGTGCCGGTAAAGTCGGCCGACCGGGCGCGGATCATGATCTTGTCGGGCGGGCCGCTCTCTTCCACCTCGTCCACGCGGAACGCGCCCTTGTCGACCAAGCCGATAGTCACGTCGTCCCCGCTTTCCCAGCCCAGGGCGAGGCGGATGTAGCGGCCGGTGGGTGGCGCCTTCAACTGGCCATCGTGGTTGTGCAGAGTGAGGGACAGCTCGTCTGCCTCTCCGCCGCGCTTTTCGGTGAGGGTCAGCTCGAGGTAACGCGGGTCGATCTTGTCGGCCAGATCGGTGCCATCGTCGAGAGTGAGGCGGATGCCGGCCTTGTTCGCGGCCATCGGTCAGGCCTTGCGCTTGAGCGTGACGGTGAAATCGATGCTGCGCGGGATGCCGCCAGCCATGATGGTCTGGTGGGTGAGATCGAGGCCGACGATCACGTAATAGCCCCAGACCTCGCCCAGGCCGTTCATGAGCGCCCAGGCATCGCCGGTATCGCCCATGCTGACCAGCGTATCGAGCGCGCTGTACTTCCCCGCGATCTCGGGGATGCATGAGCCGCCGATCGTCACGTCGTCGTCACCCGGGCCGATGAACTGCACGGCCGGGCGGGCGCCGAAGCGCTCGCTTGCCTCGTGGCGCCAGGTGATGCGGCGCTGCAGCTCTGAATAGGCGAGCGTGTCCATGCCGAACACGAACATGCCCAGGGTGAGGAGCTGGCCGGGGGTGGGGCCCGATGCCATCAGCGGCCGTCCGTGTCATAGCGCGAGCGGGTGGAAACGCCCTGGGCGGCTTCCAGCTCGCGCCGCACCTGGCGCGCCAGGTCTTTGACGTCCATGCCGGGGGCAGCGTGGACGTGAATGACGATCGGCGCGGCAGCGGTGGGCATGGGGTTTGCAGCGCGGGCCGCTGGCCTGATCGCCGCAGCGGGCGCCAGGCGCGGCGTGGCCGTGGCGATCGAGGGAGAGAGCGACAGCGCGCCGGCCGAGGCGACGTCGATCGCCATGCGCCGCGCCGCCTGGGCAGCGCCACCGCGCCCGCCATCGATGCCCAGGCGCAAGCCATCGGTGATATGCCCGCCCATGGCCATGAAGACCCGCGAGGGCGACTTGATTCCCAGCGCCGCCGCGAATCGCGCGCCCACTGCCCCGGCAAGATCGAGGAATGCCTTGATCACGCTGCCCGTCATCGAGGCGATACCGCGGATCAGGCCGCCGACGATATCGACGCCATAGCCGACAAACTTGCCCGCGATCCCGGCCAGGAAGGTGCCGATCGTGATCCAGGGCTGGATGAAGGGGGCGACGATGCCGGCGACGGTGCGCACCATAGTCATTGTCGCAGCCTTGATGCCGTCCCAGTGCCGATAGACCAGCGACGCGGCATAGACGATCGCGGCGAGCCAGGGCGTGAAGATGACCATGGCGCCGAGGAACAGATTGCGGATCGTGGTCCAGTTGCGCTGGAAGTAGCCCGAGATTGGCCCCCAATAGCGATAGACCGCATAGGCCACCCCGGCGATGGCGATGACGGTTAGGCCGATCGGGCCGGTGAGCAGGGTGAAGCCAGCGGCCAGGCGCGGCAGCATCGTTGCCATGGTGCCCAAGGCCTGGGCGCGGGCGAACCAGCCCCATAGCTGGGCGACAGGGCCGAGCACGTTGCCGAACGCGAATTGCAGCGCACCGATGCCGATGCGCGCGGCCACAGCGCCGGCGAGCAGCGAGGCGAGCGAGCTGGCAAGCTGCGGATTGGCCTGCGCCCACTGTCCCACCGCGTCCATCGCGTTGGTGATGGCGCCAAGGAAGGGCATGAACTGCGGCAGGAGCTTGGTGCCCACGACGATTGCCAGGCGCTGCAACTGGCCGGTGAAATCCTTCCATTGCACGCTGGCGTCGCGCGCCTCGCGTTGGCCGAACGCGCCATCGACGGTGCCGGCGCTCTGGTTCTGGATCTGGCCCCGCATCTGCCGGTATTTGTCCATGTTCTGGATCAGCGCGAGCAGGCCCATCTGCGCCTGCATATCCTCGACCACCCAGCCCAGCTTCTTGGTGTCGCCGCCCGTGGCCCTTTGGGTGACGGTGGCGAAAGCCTCCATCGTCGTCATACCTTGGGCCTGAAATTTCTTCATCGCCGCCGGCAGGTCCACGCCGAACTTCTTCTGGAATGCGGCGATCACGGTGGGCGAGTTGATCTTGGACAGCAGGTTGCCGATGTTGTTGGCCGCCTCGTCGGCATTGCCGGCGGTGTTCATGGCGATTTCGAGCGCGGCGGTGAGATCGGCCACGGCCGGGGTGCCGGTGTCGCCCAGCGCCTGAAGCCGAGCGGTGAGCGCGGGGAAGTTGCGCGCCATGTCCGCCACTTCGAAGCTGCCGACATTGGCGCCTGCGGCCATCATGTCGAGCGCCTTGGCGGTGTCGGCCAGAGGCACCTTGAGGTTGTTGAGGTTGGCGAATGCGGCAGCGCTGCCGTCGGCCAGCTCCACCTTGAACGCTGTTCCGAGCCGGCCGATCGGCCCGATCATCTGGATGGCCTGGCGCGGATCCATGCCCTTGGCCGCCAAGACATCGATGCCGGCGCGCATATCCTCGGGCAACTGGTGCGAGGCGCGCGCCAACTGCATGATGCTGGCGGCCATGCGATCAGTCTCGGCGTTGGTGAGCTGAGCCTTTTGCTGGATATCGACCATGCCGCTGCTGAAATCCATGGCGGCCTTGCCGGCCAGGACGAACGGCGCGGCCATGGCCACGCCGCCCAGCATGTTGTCCTGGCCCCGGCTGCGCAGTTCCTGGCTGCGGCGGGTCATGCCGGCGACTTCGGCATTGATGGCAGCCACGCGCCGCTGGCGCTGCAGCTGGTTGTTCACGCCCTCGATCGCGCGTTCGAGTTCGCGCTCGCGGTTGATTGCCTCGGTAAGGTTGCCGTTGCCCTGCTCGATCTGGCGGCGCGTGGCCTTGAGCTGCTGCTCGAGGCGGCGCTGCTCGCCAGTCAGCGCCTTGATCGAGGTGCTGCCCTGGCGGCTCAAGCCGACGATGTTGCGCAGCGCGCCAGACATCTTGTCGACGCCGATGAAGTTGATGAGCAGGGAGAGCTTGTTGCTCATGACGGCTTGTCCTTACTGCCCCACATGCTGTTCCAGCGATCGATGGCCTTGCCGCGCCAGAGCATGAGATCGGCAAGGTCTAGCGCCTCGATCTCGGCCAGGGGCCAGTGGAAGATCGCGGCGATATCGGCGATCATGTCTTCGGCGCGAATTCCCCGATCATCGCGTTCATCATCTTCCGCTCCGTCGCCGACATGAAAAAACCGCGCACCACTCCCGAGATCTCGGCCAGGTCATCCGCAGCCAGGTCGTTGACTTCGGCGGCAGTGAGCGGCGGGTTGGAGATGCGCGGGATCAGGGTGAGCATGGCCACCACATCGGTGCGCAGCAGATCCTGCAGCGACAGGCCACGAAGCGCGCCGCCGCGCGGCTTGGTCAGGGTGAACGAAGCGATGGTCTGTTCGCCGCGCTTGATCGGCTCGGAGAGATCGACCGTGACGATTTTGGGGCTGGCTTCGGTGGATTCGATCGGAGCGTCGGCCATGTGCGGGGCTTCCTGTGCTGGGCGGGGCGGGAAGGCCGGGGGCGGGAAACGGATAAGCGCCCCCGGCCACCATCGACCGGCGCCCCGCAACAGGACCGGCGATGGATCTGCGATGGGTGTGGTTTGGGGCGAGGCCTGCGCGCGCGCCAGCAGGGTGGCGGGTAAGGGCGGCCATTACCAAGCAAAGTGGGCCTGGGACGGATGCGCAAGCGCCCGTCCCAGGCCCAGCGCCAACCGTGGATGGGCGGCGCCCACCGGCGGCTAGGCGGTTAGGCCCGACCCTGGAGTGTCATTTGATATCAGCTGGTGAGGATGGCCATGATTTCGGCATAGCGATCGATGCCGCCGACGCGTAACACGCCCGCGATCATGTCGATCTCCACTTCCTCGACGCCGTCGACCACGCGGCGGTAATAGGCCGCCGCGCACTTGTACTTGTGCTCGGTGTCGTCGCCGGCCTTGGACTTGCCGAGGTCGATTTCGCTGAAACGCCCGCCCAGGTAGATCTCCACCGCCTGGGCGGCGCTGCCGTCGTCGGCCTGATAGGCGCCGACCAGGCGCAGCGGGGCACCGGCCACGTCCGTGGTGCCGAATGTGCGGATCAGCTCGGCAGTGTGGCCGCCCATGGTGACCGTGGCCTCCATGGGCTCGAGGCCCTTATCGATCTTGATCGGGCCGATCATGCCGCCGCCGCGCCAATCATCGGTGGCGAGCGCCAGCTTGGGTTCTTCGAATTCGCCAAGCACGCCCAGCCAGCTCATGCCGGCGCCATAGGCGTTGATGTTCTTCAGTTTGCGGGGGAGGCCCATGGCCGGATCCTTTCAGCGTGACGCGAGTGGAGAGGGGGATCAGCCGGTCACGCTTGCCGCGAAGCCGGTGTAGTAGATGTCCGTGATCACCAGGTTGACCTGAGGGTTTTCCATCGGGGCACAGGGGGTGAACTGGATGCGGAAATTGGGCCGGCCGGCGGCCAGCTCGCCCGAGGTGTTGGCATCGGCGTCGAAGAACGCCTGGGCGCCGATCACCTTGCCATCGCGCACCAGCTTGCGGAACTGGGCGTTGACCGTCTCGAGCTGGTCCTTGATCAGGCCCACGGTCATGGGCTGGTCGAAGAACGGGCTGAACGCGGCGGCGATCACATCCTGCAGCGCGTAGAGCGTGCGCACCGCGCTTTCGAAGACATATTGGCTCTGATCGTCGCCAGCACAGGTGCGGTTGCCCCAGAAGCGGTAGCCGGCCGAAGTGCGGATGATCGTGGTGATATCGGCATCGTTGAGCAGGCCGGCATCGGTGTCGTTGTCGAGCAGATCGTAATGCACGTCGTGCGTGATCGCGGTGATTCCGGGAACGGTGACGTTGCTGATCGTCTTGTGCCAGCCCACCGTTTCATCGAGGTAGGCGCGCATGCCGAGCGCGCGGGCAATGGCGTCGCCCGTCACGGTGGCCGAGCTGTTGGGCCAGATGAGCATCAGCTCGCGGGCGCCGAAATCCTCGCGATAGGTGCGCGCATCGGCATTGGTGTCGCCGATCGCGCGGGCATAGGCCATGCCGCGCAGCTTCTTGGCCAGGATGGCGAGCTTGGTGGTCACTGCCTGGGTATCAAGGCCGGGGGCGCCGATGATGCGCGGGCGATGGCCGGTGAGGGCCTCCGCCTTCAGCAGGGCCTGCATGCCGGCGTAGCTGGCGCCATCGGTGGCGCCGATCACGGCGGCATCCTGCGCCTCTTCATCCACGCCGACGGCCACGCGCACGATCACGATGGTGGGGGTAACCACATCGTCGATCGCTTCGAGCGCGGCCTTGAGCGTGCCGGCGCTGCCCGCCTTGCCGGCGGCGGCCGCCGCCGAGGTGAACAGCACCGGGGTATTGAGCGGGAAAGCCGCGTCGATCGTGGCCTGGCTTTCGGGCGCGACGGCGGTGGACGTGCCGATCAGGCCGATGATGGCGCTCGACTTCGTGCTGATCGTGCGGGTGCCGGTGGTGGATTCGATAAGGGTGATGCCGTGGGCCATGGCCTGATTCCTTCAGCGGGTGGGCGCGGGGAGCGGGATGGTGAGGGTGACCAGGCTGTTGCCGAGGGCCTGGGCGGTTTTGCCGGTGATGTTGGCGGCGAGGTTGCCCTCGGCCGGGGTGCCGGACAGCGTGACCTTGGTGACGGTCAATTCCGTCTCCCACGTCTGGATGGCCAGCGCGGTGGCGGCGCGCAGCAAGTGCGCGGTTGCGGCGTTGGTGGGCTGGTCGATCAGCTCTTGCCAGAGCGAGCCGAAATCGCGGTAGATGAGGCGGGTGCCGATCGGCGTGGACAGGATTTGCCCGACGCGCTGCGACAGGTGCGCAACGCCCGAAAGGGGCTTTCCCGTGGTGGCGTCCATGCCGTTCATGCCTCACGCAATGCCCCCCGCCACGCGCGCAGGCGAGACGGGGGGCGGGTAAGGGTGGGCTTTACCGTTTCTAGACCAGAAGACTGCGCCAGACTAAGGAGAGCTTCTGCTCAGCAATGATGTCAGCGTTTGGCACCGGCGATTTTTCGCATTTGGTACTTTTTACATACGCACTAGGCCGAAGGCCCACAGGAGGTTCACGAATGAAAACGTCAATTCTTACATTGAGATTCGATGAACTCGTCGGTCAGCTCCAAAAAGTCGAAGCCACCAAACACTACCGCGATGGAGAGTTTGCTTCCGGTGAATATGTCGATAATAATATGAATATAAATTGGAAATTGAAAGCCAGACATCTTATTTCTTTGGCTTGCGGCGAAAAATCCGAGCACTATAGGGCATTCGAAAACGCTGAAAAATCTATATATACGACTAATTACGAAATATTGTTGCGTTTGAAGGCTATTTTTGAGGCGGCGCGTGAGGATTACGAAGCAGGACTTTGCAATAGCTTTCGTAATTTGGTTCAAGCTGAGGTGTTTAGCAGCGAACTTGATCAAGCACGTGAGCTTATGGAAGCAGGATATCTGACAGCCGCTGCGGTGATCGCGGGCACTGTTTTGGAAACAACGTTGAGAGAACTGTGCGACAGTCTCGAGCTGGCGACTGGAAAGCTTGATAAGATGAATGCCGATCTGGCCAAAGCTGGCCATTATAACTTGCTGGTCCAAAAGCGGATCACAGCATTGGCGGACATCCGCAACAACGCTGCCCACGGACATCCTGAAAAATTTACAAAGGATGATGTCCGAGACATGATTGAATATATTGAGGGATTTGTGGGCGATCAGCTTTAACAAATGGCGAATTCTTGTATCGGTTGGAGCCTTAATTAGGCGCGATGCGCACCTACCCACGCTAGTCCGGCTTTTGTGTGTGTGCTGCGCCGGACTGCACGCCGCCGTGGGTATGATCTTTGAGGCTCTTGCCGCCGCCAATAACATCGTCGCTGGCGGTGAGCTTGCCTTCAATAGTCACGTCGCCGCGAATCGTGATGCCGCCGGTCGCCTCGATCGTGGCAGTGGCGCCGGCGGGCAGGATTGCTGTGAGGGCATGGGCGGCGGGATCATAGCCGACGCGTGCGCCGTCTTCGTATTCGACCACTTCCGCCACGGTGCTGCCGGGCGGTGGGGCATTGTCGTTGTTCAAGCCCAGGAGTGCCACGGCGTTGCCGATCTGACCATCGGGGGAGAGCAGCACCACTTCCTCGCCTTCGCTTGGCGGAGACCAGTTGCGCGTCTTGCCGGCGCGGCCTGCCAGCCAGCGGATGGGCGGGGTTTCACAATCCTCGTCCGTGTCCGGGTCGCCATAGCGGACGACGCAACGCGGCGGGGAAAGCATGACCGACGCAACGGTGCCCAGGCGGATCAGGGTAGAGGGATCGGCCGGGATGTCTTCGTCGTCGGTCACGGCGCAGGGGCATCCGGCATGGCGACTGCGGCGCCCGCATCGATCAGGGCGTGGGCATCCTGATACACTTTGGCGATGCGGAGGCCATAGCCGGTGAGCGCGTCATAGTCGGCTCGGGGTACGGCAACCATTTCGGCAGGGTCACCGGATCGGTCATCGAGCGGGGCAGCACGATCGGCTCCGGGCAGATCGGCGTGTCCGGGCTGACGTGCAGCGCAGGATGCTGGCATGCGGTGAGCAGCAGCATAGGCAGCGCCAGCAGCACGGCCGCGCTGGTAATAGGCAGAGGCTTGCGCATCGGAAATCTCCGCAATGGTGGCCGAGACGGCGGCGGGTTGGTGGTTGACGGCGGCTTGGGCAGCGCGCGCGGCGGGTTGCGCGGCTTTGACCTTGGCCAGATCGGCGCGGGCGGTGACGAGATCGGCGCGCAGGTTCGCACGGTCGACCAGGAGCCAGCCTAGCAACGCGACCGTCAGCAGAAACGAAAGGGCGGCCAGGGACAGTCCGGGTCGACGGCGAATTGCGGCCCAGGCGTCGATGGACTTGGCGAGAAGCCAGGCAGTCATTTGGCGCCTCCATCGGTGGTGTTGGTGGCTAGCCCAGGCTGGGGAAGCCAGCGCAGAAACACGGGCAAGGCAAAGGTGATGAAGCCGGCCAGGATCGACGCGATCGGGCGCCAGTTCTGTGGTAGGGCGTCGACGATCTGCGGGACAACCGAGGGGTTATCGACAATCCATCCGACGATCAGAGCGACGATGGCGCACAGACGCACGCTCCAATAGCGCTGCAGCGTGCGCATTTCGGCGAGGAGGCGCTTCATCACGCCGCATCCTTGAGGCAAAGCGCCTGCTCGCGTCCGCGCCGTGCCGCCAGGCCGGGAATGACCACGAGCTTGCCGGCGACGCGCCCCTTGTTCCACGCGAGCAGGGCGTTGCAGGATCCTCGCACGTCGCCGGCATTGATCAGCCGGCGCGCGGTGGACCCGCACCAGTTCGCCACCCCGACGTTGTACGCCAGCGACACGGCAGCAAAGCGCACATAGTCGCGGCGCGGCACGGTGAGAGCGAGGCCGGGCGTGCATTGCATCACGCCCTGGGCGTGCGTCGCTAGCTCCTTTTCGAGCAGAACCGTGCACTGGTCCTCGGTGAGCTTGTCCTTTGCGGTGACACGGCGGCCATCGATCGAGGTGAGGCCGTCGCAGATCGTGGCAACGCCGACGATGTCAAGATAGGCCTGTAGGTATTGCCGGCCGGAAACATGGCGCAGGGTGGCTGTGCCGTCTGGCGCCATGGTGACTTGGACGGTGCGGCCGCTTTCCTCCTTCGGGATCTGGGTGAGCAAGAGCGACGCCGTGACCAGGCCGACGACACTGGCGAGGGCGCCCTTCTTGACCCCGCCGGACGAGACCGATCTGGCCGGGACCGATGGCGTGTTGGTGGCGTTCACAGCCGTTCCTTTCGATGGATCAGGGCTTGGACCGTGGGCGTCTCGTAGATGCGGATGGCGGTCCAGACGATGGTGAGCACGGAGGCAATGACAGGCAGCACGCTGATCAGGCTCCCGAGCAAGGCAGCAAATGAGATGAAATCGAGCGCGTGCTTCACGCCGTCGGGCAGAGCATCGAAGTATTTGTTCACGGATCGGTCCCTGGCGGCGAATGCGCAAACGCGCGCGATGGCCAGTGGTAAGGCCATCGCGCGCGCGGGGGGACCGGGTGGGCGGGTAGAGGCCGGGCTTACCGCTTAGTTGAACCGCCCGCCATTCTGGGCAATGTCGGCAGCGAGCAACGCGGCAATGGCCTTCACTCCGGCTACGGAATGATCCCACAGCCAAATGCGCCCAACAGCACAGTTGCATGATGCGGTGTAAGCGGCGCCGAGACCAATGTTGCTAGTCGGGACTACCAGGGCCCCCGAATAATTCTGCGCAGGCGTCGTGTAGACCAAAACGCCGTCGACATAGAAGAAGCCCTGCCAGGTCGTGGGCGAGACTTGCAGGAACGATATGGCGTAGTGGTGGACCGCGTTATCCATCGGGGTGACGCTGGTCACGTCGAACAGGCTCCCATTGAACCCGAGGTAGACCTTGGTGACGTTGCCGCTGGTGTCGTAGAGCGTGTTCAAGCGGTATTGCGCATTGGCACCATTGGCCTGACACGCCACGAAGACGTCGGCCGAGGCGGTGCCCGAGCCTGGGAGCGGGGTGAACCCCGAGGTGAAGATCTTGAAAAAGCCCCCGATCGAGAAGCTGGTTGCCGCTGCCGTCATAAGCCAGTCGGCGGCCGGCAATAGGATCTTCTGCCCGGCCCCGCGCAGGTTCATCATGCCGCCAGTCCAGGTCGGCGTGCCGATCACGGTCGTGGGCGTGCCTTCGCGGCGATAGGGGCGGATAGGGGCTGCGGCAGCAGCGGGACTGGCCTGGCCCGCGTAGCCCCATTTGCGGCCAAAATCGAACAGGCCCTTGCAACCATCGTCGATCAGATAGTCGCGGCGGAGCTTGGGCAGATCGGTGCGGCCGGTGGAGCCGGCAATCTGCTGGCCAAAGAAAGGGGTAGGCATCAGAGGGTCCATCCTTTTGCTACGATGAAGTCACGAAGCACCTGGGCTTCGATGGCGCGGCCGGCCGCGTTGGGGTGCAGGAAGTCGATGGTGACGCCATCGCTGTCCTTGAGGCGCAGCGAAGACGGTATGAGCCCGTTGGCCACATCGGCGATGTCCTGGGCCGAGCCGTTGCTGCCGCCTTGAAGCGCGGGCAGAAAATCGACCCAGTTGTTGGGAAATGCCGCCTTGATGGCCGCGTTGCTCGCCTCGATCACCGCGCGTGTGGAGGTGCCGGTTTCGTCACCCACGCCGGGGAGGATCAGCGGAACGATAAAGCGCCTGGTAAGCGTCTTCTGAGTCGCCAGAACACGCTGGACGCGATCGACGATGCTAAAGGCGTTGCCAGGGTTGTTCCGCCCCATCCAGGCAACGAAGATGCCATCGTAAGGATAAGGGATGAGCGCGGTCGAAGAGCCCCAATACGCACTATCGGGGATGAACTGCGTGCCGGGCGGAATGGCCACGGCGCCGCCGCCGGCATCCTGCGTTAGGATGTAATTCGAAGAGGTCCCTTCGTCCCCGTCGCGTTGCAGTTTTGCATAAGGGCCGTTGGGGCCAAGCCGGCCATGGATCGCATAGTGGATCTGGCCGCTGATCGGGTTCTGGTTGATCGCCGTGACGATCACCGGGCCGGATGCCGGCAGCGTGTTCCCGGTTAGCGTGACGTAGATCGGCAAGACACCCCAGCGGGCCGCGATCTGGTCTTGCGTCTGCCCGGAAATGCCAAAGCCCTGGCTCGTCCATCCAGCGCCGAGCAGGGCGGCCGTCAACTGCCAATAGGCGCTATTGGTCCCGTCGCTGCCGCCCATGTAGGTAAGGCTGTCGCCGATCCCGATGATCTTGCGATAGGGGATGACCGGGATTTCAGCCCCAAGGGCAGTTCCGGTCAGCAGCCGCGCGTAGAGCGAGCCGGGCGCGGCATTGGCGCGGTCGGACTTGTAGACGGCGTAGCCATCGGAGCGCACGCCGCGCGCCAGGTTGTTGGAGCCGGCGGGCGAAATCTGGGCGGTAATGCCGGTGGCGCGTGAGATCGAAACTGTCTGGGTCTTTCCGGCGCCATCGGTGATCTCTGCCAGGTCATAAAGCGTATCGGCACTGACCGTCGAAGCCGCGGCAACCGGCGTTGGGTTGCGCAAGGTTCCGGCTAGGATGCGAAAGTCACCATCGGCCAGCACGTTGAAATAACCGCAGGCCTCATACTCGTCAGGATCGAGCGCCGTGATGCTCTGCCCGCCCCAAGTGAGCGCGGTGGCGACGACGGGCACGGCGGTCGCGGTCGGTACAAAGATCGAGGTGCCGGAGAGCAAGCGATAATCGCTGTCCACGATCGGGTTGGCATAGCCGCAAGCTTCATATTCGACGGCATCGAGCGCGCCGATCGTCTGGCCCGACCAGTAGAGGCCCGTGGCCGTGAAATAGGCTTGCGGCGCAGTAAGTGCCGCGCTGGCTAGAACGCGGAAATCTCCATCGACGATCGCCCATGCCAGGCCGCAGGCTTCGTATTCGACCGGGTCAAGCCAGCCCAGCACCGCTTTGGCTGCATCGGTAGACAGGGCTGCGCTGGCCGCCGCTTGCCCTGCCCAATACTTCGCGCCGCGTTCGCCCGGCGTACCCCCCGGCACATCGGCATTAGCTCCGTCGTTGGCGTAGTGGCCCGCCAGGATTGCCTTGTCTGCCGCTTGTTGGCCGGCCAGTTGCATGGCTGCGAGGATCTCGGCCGCTGCCGCAGAAACGAGCGCTTCAAAGGGTGCGCGTTTGGCCACCCCATCCTTCAGGACCACGGCAGTTTCGCTGCCGTCGGGCGTTTCGACCAGCGGCAGGTCGGAAATCTTGGCCATGAATCAGCCCTCCACCCACAGCCGCTCGGCCGTGGCGTCAAAGTCGGTGAGGTTCGCTGCCGGCATTTGCGCGATCAGGGCAGCAATGCGGTTGGACGTGGCGCGGATGGCGTCGATCGCGGTGCGGCGGGCCAGCGCGTCGGCTAGGGCCGCCGGTGCAGGCGCGCCGGTGGCGGCGGGCGTTAATGCGCCATTGGCGGCGGCTAGGGCGGCCTGCGCGATCAGCGCGTTGTCGTTGGTCTGGCGCTCGAGCGTGGCTACGGCCTTGATGCGGCGCGCGGCTTCGCGATTGACGGCGGCGGTGGCCTGGGCGCGCAGCTGCTCGAGGCTCGGCGCCACGATAGCGGCCAGCACGGGGCGCCCCCGGTCGTTCGCCACGATCTGGCGGCCCTGCGCCTGGGCTTCCATCAGCTGCCGGTAACGCAGGCGCGGGATGCGCACCGCATCGTCGGGCAGCGTGGCATGGTTGGCGGCGTGGAAGAAGCCGCCGCGCGCGGCGCTGTAGTAGATATGGGACATCGTCACACCCCCAGCAGAAAGGCGTTGAAGCCGTCGAGGCGCATGTCCTGGCCGTCGTCGGATTGGGTCTGGATCGTGCAGTTGGAGAGACCCGGCTCGCCCACGAACTGCAGCCAGAGGTCGCGGCTGATGGAAAACACGCTGTTCCACCCGGTCAGGGCAATCGGCGCCACGAAGGTGGTAAAGCTGTCGGGATAGGCCACGGTGATCACGCGCTCGGTGTTGATCAGCTGGCGCACCTGGACCCACATCAGCTTGAGCCCGCCGGGCAGCGTCCAGAAGCCGTTGGGGGTGAGGCTCCTAGGCAGGCCGGCCAACCCCGCCGGGGTCACCGCCTTGCCCGCTTCGGTGCCGGCGAGGATCTCGGCCGCGCTGGCCGCTGCGAGATTGATCGTGGGATTGCCCGCCAGCGCGCCGCCGCCGGTGAGCAGGCCGCCGGCCGAGACGGTAGCCGCGCCATTGGCTTTGCTGGCCAGTGTGGCCAGGATCGTGGCAAGGCTGGCGGGAGTGAGCACCTTGTCCCCCGCCGCGCCGGCCGCTGCCTCGGCGGGGCCGGCGGCTGTGAGCGCCACGGTGATATCGCCCGCCAGCGTGCCCCCGCCTGTCAGCAGGCCACCGCCGGTTTGCACCTTTCGGCCAGTGGGCACTGCGCCGACGTCGCCGGCATTGAGCACCACCGCGCCGACCTTGCCGTTGACCGAACCGACCGGCGAAGGCGTGGTGATCTCGAGCCAGTTGCCCAGCGTGCTGGGTGGCAGGGCCTGCAGCACATAGACCAGGCCATTGTCTGCCCGCACCGCGAAATCGCCCACCGTCGCGTCCGCCTTGGCGAGCATCGCGGCCTGATCGGCCACCGGCCACACGTCGATCAGGTCGATCGCCGGGCGCTGCTCCACCGCCAGCTTGCCATCGGCGCCGAGCGTGGCGACGCCGCCGGCCGCGCCCAGCTGCGCAGCATTGACATAGCCGGCCAGCACTTGCGCCATGGTGGCCGGGGTGATCACCTTGTTTGCGACCAGGCCGCCCAGCGCTTCGGCGACAGTCGCGAGTGCGGCTACGCCGGCAACCTCTTCCGTCGCGGGCGGATTGAGGAACGTGGTGTCGCCGAACGTGATCGCGGCCACGTCTGCGGCCTCGAGTGTCCAATCGATGGCGAGGTAGAACGTCGCTGCCGCCGCTTTCTCGAGGATGGCATCTGCCTGGCCATAGACCGCGAACAGCGTGCCATCCTCGAGGTAGAGCCCGAAGCCGCGCACCGCATAAGCATCGGTGCCGCTGTCGCGCAGGGTGAGGTGCACGGTATCGGGCGCGACGGCTTGGCCCGAGACCGTGGCGATACGCTTGAACTCGCCGGGCAGCGCTTCGAGCGTGGGCGCGGCCACGAAGGCGGCCTGGGTCAGTCCCGCCGCAGCGATGCGCACCGTGCGCGTGCCGCCGCCGACCGGATCGACCATGGCCGCGCGGCCCGCGTTGGTGATTTGCAGGACAAGCGCGGTCATCAGGCACTCCCATCGAGAAATTGGCCGGTGTCGTCGGTCAGCGGTTCGCCGATTTCGTCGGTGATCAGCACGGCCCAATCGGTTCCGCTCGTGTCAGGCCCAGCGGCAACGCGGCGATAGAGCGCGGCATGCGCGGCGCCAGTGGCGGCGGTAGCACCCGCCAACGCCAGGTCGATCACGACGTCGAAATGGCTGCGCGCCGGTGACACTCGCATAACGTCGGCAATGATCTGCGCGGTGGTGGCGGCCGAGACGCGCGCGCCGCCGGCCACGCCATCGGCGCCGATCGCGGGCAGGTGCACGGCAAAGGTGTGCGGCACACCGCGCGGGGACGCCTGGTGCCATTCCACCAGCGTCAACAGGCTGTCGATCTCGGCCAACGCGGCCTTTACCGCCGTGACGCTGCCCTTGCGGCGCTGGTCGGCGATGGCGCGGGCGGTGACGGCGCGCTTCTCTTCCTCGCTCCACTCGGCATCCCACTTGTCGACCGAGAGCGACCAGGCCAGCCACGGCAGCACGGCAATAGGGCAAGTGGCCGGGTCCCACAGCTGCTCGATCGGCAGATCGATATCGTCGAAGCGCAGGCCCAGGCGCGCGAGGGCTACCTCGAGCGGCGTGGAGTTGGGCGGGAGCAGGCTATCACTCGACACGGCCGGCAATCCTCACCGCGGTGCCCACGCAATTGGCGCATTGCAGCTTGCCGATCGTCACATCGGTGGCTGGCAGGTTGACCACGGCGTTCTGCACGCCTGCCACAACGGCGGCGGCATAGAGCCCGGCCCGCGTGATCGAGCGTCCCATCTTGCGCGAAGCGGCCTTGTAGGCTTCCACCCCGGCCTGCGCGGCGGCGAGCACCACCGTCTCGTCCGGGCCGCTGAACAGCACCAGGTCGATATCGATCTCGTAATCGATGATCTGCGCCGAGCGCACCTGCGGCCAATCGGTCAGCGGGCGCACGTCCTCGTCATCGGCAATGGCCAGCTCTACCGCCTCGATCTCGTCATCGCTGGCCGAGCCATCGCCCTGGGCCGAGAGCAGAGCCACAATCACGGTGCCCGGCCAGGTCGCGTCATCGAGCGCGGCGGTCATCGCCGCGACCAGGCTAGCGTCGGCGCCGTGATCGGCCAACAAGCCCAGCACCAGCGCGCGGATATCGTCGGGCCGGGGGCTGGTCACGCTGGCGTCCGCGATCGTGTTCGCGGCCGAGAGCGCGTAGTAGCGATAGGCGCTGGCCGGCCCGGCCACGCTAAACGCCTCGGGTGCCAGCTGGATACGCGCCTTGTAAGCATCGTCCAGTTCGCCGATCAGGCGCGCGACGTTGAGCAGCGCGCCCAACTGGTCGAGATTGGTGCCGGTGGCATAGGCCAGCATGACTTGCTTGGCCCGCTCGTTGAACTGCTGGCGCAGCAACAGCTCGCGATAGGCGTAAACCTCGAGCACCTTGACGGCAGGGTCGCTGGTCACCGTCGCGTCAAAGGTCGGCAGATCCTCGACCATCTTGGCAACGGCCTGGGCGCGGATGTCCTCATAGGAGAGCTGCTCCACCACCGTGGGGGCGGGGAGCTGGGAAAGGTCAATCGCGGTGGTGCTGTCAGCCATTGCCCCGGCATGGCGCCGCTTCGCGCGCGCGGGGAGGCGTTGGGCGGGTAGAGGCTGGCTCTACCTAGTCCGGCTCGATCATTTCGGCCGCGATCAGCATGGCCAGATCTTCGTCTTCGGCGGAAAGACCGAGCAGGCGGCGTTCGGGATAGCGGGCGCGGATGCGCTTGCCGCTGCGCAGGCGGCCCACAGTGATCGTCTCGCCGAACTGGCTGACCCGGCCCATGCGTGCTGCCACGGGCGACACGGGCGCGATTTCCACGCCATCCTGATCGGCATCGATCTTCCACTGCTTGGCCATGCGCAAGCCGCGAAACATCTTGGCGCCGGCCTTCATGCGCAGCCGGCCCTTGCGATCATAGCGGGCCTTGCGCGGTTCGAACGGCGTGCCGTCCGGGTTGGTGTTGGAGCTGATGCGCTTGAGGTTCGCGCGGCGTAGGGCCTGGCCCAGCTTCATGGCGGCGCGCTTGCGCTCGGCCGGGGACAGTCCATGCAGGATGCGGCCGAACCATTCGTCGAGCCGGCCGAGATCTTCGTCAGCCATCACGCGGCCGGATCGAAGGGAGCAATCTGGCCCTCGCCGGTGACAGATACCGCCTTGAGAACGGGGATAGCATCGAGGCCCGGGAAGGGACGATCGTCGGAAAAGAGAGGATCGGGCTCGGCCAGATAGGTTACCTGCATCTTCCCCTGGGCGTTGAGCGCGCAGGTGACGTTCTGGGTAAGGTCGATCTGGATCATCGCATCATAGGTTTCGGTGTCGATGACATCGTGATCCAGCGTAAAGGCATCCTTGCCTGGGGCGAGCAGGTCGGGCTGGTTGACCCGTAGCCAGGCGCAGATCACGTAGACCACTGCAGCGATATCAGTGGTCATATCCATGAGCAGGACGTTGACGCGGTAGGACATGGTGAAGCCAAACGTCGCAGTCTGCCGGCATTGCACGGTGCCGCGGTCGACCCAGATGCGCAGGCGCTCGGGGGAGTTGGCCAGATCCTCGATCGACGTGGCGAGCAGCTGGCGGAGGCTGTCATCCTTGCGCATCAGTCCCACAAGCTCACAGTTTCGAGGGTTTGGGTGGCGGCCGAGGACGAGGCCTCTGGCAGGATAATCGTGGTGCCGGTGGGGAGGCGTGGGCCAAGCGCGGCCAAGCCGGGGTTCAGGTCGAGGACCTGCTCGACCACGGTGCGGGTATAGCCCAGCACGCGCCAGCAGACTTCGTCTACGGTTTCGTCTTGGAGCGTGGTGGCAGTGCGGTACGTGCTCATGCCTTCGGATCATTCATAGTTCGACGGCCAGACCGCATCAGGATCAGCGCTTGTAGATGATGCAGTGAGCGGCGAAATTCGGATACATCGTCGGGATGCTCCACAGGCAGCGCGACGAAGGCATTCCAAGCGTTGACCAGATGGTCAATCACTTCGCGTTCGTTTGGCGTCACCTCGCCAATTCTCATATGAGCCTCACGCGATTGCGGCCTACCGATGAACCGCCGATGGAACGCAGATCGGCCACGGCGCCTAGGGCAATGCGACGGGCTTCATCGGCGGCTGTGTCCTTTTCAGCGGCGCGATCAAGGCCCTGATCGGTGGCGCTGACATCGCGATCGGATGCATAGAGATCGGCTGCGGCGAAATTGGTCACTATGCGCTCCCACAGCTTCACAGCCAGATTGGCGCCGTTCAGCTGGTCTGCCGTGACGTCTTCGAGTTTCGCGATTCCCGCAGCGGCCTTGGCTGTGCGCCAGTCTGCCAGCTCGCGGAATGCGTGCAGCATGCCGCCCTCTATCGCCATGGTCAGCCGCTGGGTTGTGATCGTGCCTTTGCCCAGGCGCACCGAGTAGCGCACGGTGTCCAACTTGACTGCCGGGAACCAGCCATCGGCCACAACCTGCGCGTCATCGGGATCCCAAGGGGCGGCGGGGACGGCTATGACGCCGGTGGACATGGGACGTTTCCTTGAGGTTTTGGGGGGTGGGGATGGTTGGCTGGGCGTCACCGCACAGCGGCTGCACAACCCGCCATCCGCCCCCCAGCGCCGTGGGCGATTCGTGGATCAGGTGGTGGCGGTGGCTGCCTGCTCGGCCAGGGTTTTCTTCTGTCGCGCGAGCCGCTCGAGGTCCTTCTTCACGCCGATGTTGCGATCGAGGACGAGGGCGCGGGACAGCGTGTTGAGGGCTGCTTCGATATAGGCGGCCTTGCCGCCGGCAGGGGCATTGTCGGCCGCCGGGTCGAAATCGTCGGCCTTGCGCGCGAAGCTGCGGCCGAGGGCCTTGTAGAGCTTGGCCAATGCCGGATCGGGCATGTCGGCGCCGTGGACCAGTTCGAGCGTGCGCAAAAGCGCTTCGTGCGGGACAGTCTCGGCTTGGGCCAAGGCTCGCTCGGCGATTTCCTCGGCGACGACGCACGCAATCGTGCGGTTGAAGCCGGGCAGCACCAGGTGAAAGCGGATCGCATGCTCGGCCAGGGCAAGGGCATAGTCGAAATCGCGATAGTCGATCGCCCAGAGCATGTTGGTGACGAGGATTTCGTCCTGTGCCGCCTTGCCCTGGTCGCCGGCCTCGAGCGCGCCCTTGATCCAGGCTTCGAAAGCGCCAGCGAATTCGCGCTTCTTGGGAATGCGCGCCTCGTGGCTGGCGATGTCCTTCAGGGCGCGCAGGTTGTCGTGGAGCAGCACGCGCAGGGCGGCATATTCCTTGCCCTCGGGCGTGCTGGTGTCCGGCTCGGCCGGCGCCGTGCTTTGGGTGGACGGGGCGGCGCCGGCGCGGATGGCCTGCACCCGCTGCTTATGGCGGCGGAAAGGGCTGCTCATGGGCTTGGTCCTGTTGCGGGTGGTCCGCAGGGGCGCGTGGCCTCCCCTGCGGTGCGCTGGCTCCGGGGTGCCGCCGGCCATGGCAGGTTCCCCATCACAGCCCTCGGTATTACGGGCGGTCGCCGAAGGTGATGTTCTCGGCCATCACCGCGTGATCGGTGCTTTCGATCACGTAGCCTTCGTTGACCGAGTTGTAGTCGACCAGCGACGCCATGTTTTCCGGCTCGTCCTTGATGTAGCGGCGGCGCGAGCCTTCTTGGTAGTAGAGCGAAAGGTTGCTGCTGTCGGGCACGCTGGGCTGGCCGAGCGGCGTGATCATCATCGTGCCTTCGGGGAAGAACGGGACGATCACGGCGGGGCGCCCGCCGATCTGCTTGGCCGACATGACGATGTCCGTGGTGACCTGGTCGCTGGTGGACTTGCCGCCGTCGATGGTGTCGGACAGCGGGCGATTGATCATCGGGAAATACTTCTCGTCGACCAGATCCTGCGACACGATTACGACGTGATCGGTCGAGGTTCGCGCCCAACTCGGCATACCGGCGATCAGGTCATAGGCTAGGGCATCGATGTTTTTGTAATCGCCATCGGCCGTGTTGCTGTCCTTGCCGATGTAGATCGGCTTGGCCGTGCCCGTCGCGGTGGTGACGCCACCGGCCGTGACCGTGTTGCGGCCCATGACATGGTCGGGACGTTCCAGGCGCAGCTTCTGCAGCCAACCGATGTTGACGTCTTCGCCCATGGGGTTTTCGTCGGCATCGGTGTCGTCGGCCGCCGTGGTGCCGTGCCAGCCCACCATGATGCGGCTAAGCCCGACCGAGATGGCGACTTGGCGCGAATAGCGCGTGGCGAAATCGGGGAAGCGCGACCAATTGTCGATCAGTTCCCAGGGCAGCCAGGTGTCGAACAGGGTGCTGTGCAGCTCCCACTTCCGATCCTGCAGCTGTCCGGCATATTTGGGCTGGCGCGGCAGGTTGGGGCGCGAACGGCGCGAAGCCACCATGTTTGCAGTGCCCAGGCCGATGACCTGGCCCTTGAGATCGCGAACGCCGGGCACGTTGATGCGCTGCAGAAAGCCGACGTTTTCGCGTTGGAGATCCTCGAGCCGCTGCTCGGATGCCGGTTCGAGCGAAAACTGCTTGCCCACGCCGCGCGTGGCGCCGTTGCGCTGCTGGATGGCGGTGAAGAGACCGTCGAGCGCCCGGCGGCCGCGATCGGAGAGTTGATAACCCATGTGTTTCAGGTCCTGTGGTGACGGGGTGCGGGGCGGGCGGGTGACGGCTTAGAAGACGTCGGCGTAGCTCGTGGCGCCGCCATCGGCGCGGGTGCGCGCGCGATAGTCGTGGGCCGGGGTCTTTTCCTGGGTGGCCTTCAGCTTCTGCAGCTCGACCGCGAGGGCATCGGTATCCGCGCGGAATTCGTTGCGCAGATCGGCGACGGCCTTGGCGAAGCCGGTGCCCATTTCTTCGAACAGCGGGCGAAGCTGGGCAAAGTCCAGCGCGGCGGGTTGGGCCGGATCGGCTTGAGGCGCAGGGTCGGTTTTGGGCGCGGGCGTAAACTTGGACGCGACGCGATCCAGCGCAGCCGTGAACGCGGCAATCAGGCCGGTGCTGGTGGCTTCGCCGTCTTCGGGAAACTCCAGCGCTTCTGCCTGTTCACCCGCCACGGTGAGCACCCCTGGCAGCGAGCGGTTGAATTCCAGGCGCTGGGTGGCAATCGAGGCGGGGCTGTCGGTGAGGGCGCAGCCCATGAGGTAGGCAAAGCCCTTGCCCGCGAAGTTCGGCTCGATCTCGATCGAGGGATAGACCTTCTGCCCGGCATCGTTGAGTTTCTTGGCGTCCTCGTTGACGTCGAACACGCCAAACAGCGCCGTGCGCGTTTCCTTCTTGCCATTGAAATTGACGTCGGTCTTGCCGATCGACAGCTCCACCACGTCGCCATAGGCGCGAAAGGGGCTTTCCCCCGTGACGCCGCGAATGTGCTCGATGTTGAGCCGCGCACCATAGGTCTTGGGGTCGTAGCTCGAGGCGATCTGTTGCAGCATCGCGTCATCGATGGTGCGGCCATCGACAGTCGAGCCGGCGGTGGCGAGCAGGAAGGGCTTGGTCTTCATCGGGTGCTCCTGGGCGGTCCTGTTGGCTGGGCCGGCTGCGGCGACCCGTGTGCAGTTGCCCTTGAGCCAGCCCGGCGCCGCATCGGCAACGCGGGCGCGCGGTAGAGGCGGGCTCTACCCGGCCAGCAGGGCGACAGGCGGCCCATTTCGGGGTGCATGGCTTTGGCCATGCATCAGATCACCCCAACCGACGCGGACGACGACGCCCCGGCGATCAGCCGGCAGGTGGCGCGCGCCCAGCGCCGGCAGGCGCGCTCGCTCTACCATCGCGGGTGGCAGCTGACGCAGATCGCGGCCGAGCTGGGCGTGAAATATGGAACGCTTGCCGCGTGGAAGAGCCGCGATGCCTGGGACGACGACGCGCCGATCGCCGTGGTCGAGGATCGGCTCGAGGCACGCCTTGCCACGCTGCTCGACAAGGAGCCCTTCACCGAAGGCGACATGAAGCGTGCCGACTTCATGATGCGCCAGCTCGAGCGCGCCGCGCGGATCCGCAAATTCGACAAGACCGGGCGCGAGGGCGATCTCAACCCCAAGATCGAGAAGCGCAACAACGAGGAGGCGAAGGCCAAGCGCGCGGACAAGCGCAAGAATTTCCTGTCGCGCGAGCAGTGGCAGGCGCTGCTGGATGATTTCCACGACTGGTGTTTCGACTACCAGGCCGAGTGGTGGGAGCAGCGCCATCAGCGCGTGCGCAAGATCCGCAAGAGCCGCCAGATCGGCGCCACCGTCTATTTCAGCCGGGAATCGGTCGCCAAAGTGGCCGAAGCCATCCTGGCGACGCTGGACGGCGAAATGGACGCGGCACCGCGCAACCAAATCTTCCTTTCGGCTTCCCAGCGCCAGGCCAACAAGTTCCGCCGCGAAATCGTGAAATGGGTGCGGCGCGTGACCGGGGTGGAGCTGAAGGGCAACCCCATCATGCTCGACCTGTCGTTTCCGGCGGAGACGGACGAGGACGGCGAGCCCCAGGCGCTGCCGGCGATGGATGCGGTGGGCTTTTATCCGCTGTCCACGAACAGCGCCACGGCCCAGGGCGAGAGCGGGGACTTCTACTTCGATGAATTCGCGTGGGTGCACGGGTTCACCGAGCTGAACGGCGTGGCTAGCGGCATGGCCACGCACAAGATCTACAAAAAGACCTATTTCTCGACGCCTTCGACCAAGACGCACCAGTCCTATGGCTTCTGGTCGGGCGAGGAGTGGAATGCCGGGCGCGCGAAAGGCGAGCAACAGCCGTTCGACATCTCGCATCGCAATCTGCGGAACGGCGCGATCATGCCCGATGGCAGCTGGCAACAGCTCGTCACCATCCATGACGCGGTGGCCAAGGGCCTGGGCAAGCTGGTCGACGTGGACGAGCTGCGCCGCGAGTATTCGGACGAGCGGTTCCGCAACCTGTTCGAATGCGAGGACATCGACGATTCCGAAAGCTCGTTCCCCTATGTGCGCCTCGCCCCGGCGCGGGTCGACAGCTTCTACAAGTGGCGAGATTTCGCGCCCGCGCTGATCGAGATCCCTGGTGGGCGGCCGTTTGGCGATAAGCCGGTGTGGCTGGGCTATGACCCGAATAAGCAGGGCCGGGACGATGCCGCGCTAGCCGTTCTCGCGCCCCCTGAAAAACCGGGGGGTAAATTTCGGGTGCTCGAGAAGATCCGGCTCAACGGGTTGGACTTCGCGGGCCAGGCCGACGCTATCCGCGCGGTCTGCAAGCGTTACAACGTCACCGACATATCGATCGACACCACAGGGCATGGCCAAGCGGTGTGGGAACTGGTGAGCAAGTGGTTCCCGCTGGCGCGCAAGATCGAATATTCGGTGGCCACCAAGACCGCCCTAGTGATTAAGGGCCAGAACGTCTTCCGCGCCGGCCGTATCGAATTCGATGCCGGTTGGACCGACGTGATGCAGGCCTTCATGGCCATCCGCCCAACGCTGACCGGGAGCCAGCGCGGCGTAACCTATACCGCGCGGCGCAACGGCGAGATCGGGCACGCCGATATTGCCTGGGCGATCCTCCATGCCCTTTCCAACGAACCGCTTGATGCCGGGGCCGAGATTCAGGCGCCGGCCGGGCGCGTGCGCTTCCTCAACTGACAGGACCGATGATGACCGAACCCAGCTCGACCGCCCTGGCCCTGGCCGATCAGCCCGAGGAACAGGCCAGCCACGCCCCGGCCAAGGTGTTCCGCTTCGGCGAGCCGGAAAGCGTGCTCGATCGGCGCGAATTGGCCCAGTATTTCGAGATTTGGCACAACGGCCGCTGGTACGAGCCGCCGCTGCCCATGGCGCGGCTGTCGCAGACCTTCAACGTGTCGCCCTATCACCGCAGCGCGATCGGCCTTAAGGTCAATCTGCTGGTGGCGCAACAGACGCCATCGCGGTGGTTGGCGGCCGACGTGTTCGAGCGCTGGGCGCTGGATTTCCTGCAGATGGGCAATGCCTATCTCGAGAGCGTGCCGAACCTGGGCGGGCGCATCGCCGCCCTCGCGCATAGCCCAGCCATCCACACGCGCGCCGGCATCGATCCAAACGTGTTTTGGTGGACCAACTGCGCGCGCGGCGATGAACATGCCTATGCGCCTGGCACCATTTTCCACTTGCAACAGCCCGACGTGGCGCAGGAAATCTATGGCCTGCCGGAATGGCTTTCGGCGCTGCAAAGCGGGCTGCTGAGTGAGAACGCGACGCTGTTCCGGCGCCGCTATTACCTCAATGGGGCGCATGCAGGCTTCGTGTTCTATGTGAGCGAGCCGCTTGCCGACCAGGCCACCGTCGACGCCATCGAAGAGCAGCTGGGCAGTTCCAAGGGCGTGGGCAACTTCAAGAACATGCTGGTCTATATCCCCAAGGGGAAAAAGGATGGCATCCAGATCATGCCGATCGCCGATGTGACCGCGAAAGACGAATTTTCGGCGGTGAAGAACATCAGCCGCGACGACATGCTGGCTGCGCACCGCACCCCGCCGATCCTGATTGGCGTGATCCCCCAGGCTGCCGGTGGGCTGGGCAATGTGAGCCAGACCCGCGACGCGTTCTTCGAGACCGAGATCGTGCCGATCATGCGGCGTATGCTCCGGCTCAACGACTGGACCGGTCTGCCGGTGCTGGCCTTCCGCGATTACGTGTGCAGCGATCGCAGCGTGATCAAGCAGGATGGCACCCGCGTGCCGGCAGGAGCGCTATAGGATTTCCGCCCGCCGGCAGAGGCGGGGGAAGGGGGCGGTGCAACGCCCCATTCCGACGACCGCAGATCGTCATGTCCCCAGACAGGCCCACCCGAGGCCATCCCGCCTGCCGACTCGGCGGCGAGAACATATAAGGAACAATTGCGATGTTGTCGAACGTGCTGGACCAGCTCGAGCCGGTCAGCCCCACGCGCCCGCCTGCGCCCTACATCGGCGGCAAGAAGATGCTGGCAAAACGCCTGGTTGCCCACATCAACGCGGTGCCGCACCGGCTCTATGCCGAGCCTTTTGTAGGTATGGGCGGGGTGTTTTTCCGCCGCGACCAACGCCCGAAATGCGAGGTGATCAACGATTGGTCCGAGGATGTCGCCACGTTTTTCCGCATCCTGCAGCGGCACTATGTGGCGTTCATGGACATGCTGCGGTGGCAGGTGACTTCGCGCGCGGGGTTTGAGCGGTTGCGCGGGCAGGATCCTTCGACGCTGACCGATCTCGAGCGGGCGGCGCGGTTCCTCTACCTTCAGAAGCTTACCTTTGGCGGGAAGGTGGCGCAGCGGACGTTTGGCGTTGCCACTGACGGACCAGCGCGGTTTGACGTGGCCAAGATCGGGCCTGTTCTCGAGGCGGCGCACGAGCGGCTTTCCAGCGTCGTAATCGAGCGGTTGCCTTGGTCGGACTTCTTGGCGCGCTATGATCGGCCGGGGACGCTGTTCTATCTCGATCCCCCATATTTTGGCTGCGAGGGAGACTATGGCCGCGATCTGTTCGAACGAGGCCAGTTCGAGGCGATGGCCGAGCAGCTGCGCGGCATCAAGGGCCGCTTCATCCTGTCGCTCAATGACCGGCCCGAGGTGCGGCGGATATTCGACGGCTTCACGATGGAGGCTGTGCCGGTGCGCTATACCGTGGGCGGCATGGCGCAGAGCCGTGTCGTGGGAGAAGTGATCATTTCGAACTGAAGGGGCTAGTGGGCGGCGGGGCGCGATGCTGCCCTGCCTCCCAGCTCCAAGTTACCAGGGATTCACGGCCACCGTCTTTCCATGAAATGCTGGTGGGCATGACAAAAACATCGTCTGCAGGCCAAGGTCGATCGAACCGCTGCAGATCGGCCAACGGGGCGTTTAGCCAGGTATCCCAGTCCTCGCGCGCCAGGATCACTGGTGACCGATCATGGATCGAAGCCAACTCGGGAGCGTTGCGCGTCATCACGCCGGTATAAACCGGCCCCCACGCCTCGCTGTCGCGCCACAGGCCTGCCCACGCGAATGTCGACGTGGAGCGCAATGTCAGCCAGGCGGTTGTCATCGAGCCAGATTCTCCGACCGGTTCGGCATAGGCAGAGGTCGGGATCAAGCATCGGTGCGCCGGTCCTGCCCACCGCGCCCAAAAGCCCGCGAGCTTGTCGAACCGGGCGTTGTTCACGGGCTTGGGCTTCAATGGCTGGCCCTGCTTTCCGCGCAGAACGACCGGGAACCCCCACGTCATCTGGTCGAGCACCATCTCGCCGTCCACCGCGCGCACAACCCAGCCAGGTTCCTTGGGGTGGACGATGGTAGGCCCATCATTGACCTGACGCCATAGGTTGGCACCAAAGTGCTGGCGGATCGTCTCGCGCTCGCCTGGGCGGTATCGGTTGCACATTATCCAGGGGTGTGGCTGGCCGGTCTCCTGGTCAAGCAGTTCCGTCGCGAAACGGCGAGCGAGCGAGGCGCGCAGGCCGTCCGGCGGCAGAGGATATCCTAATCCATAATAGGCAGCCAGGAGCGTGCCGCGCATGAGCGTCGGGCGAATGTAATGCTCACCGTCGGGGAGATGCGGCGTGAGGATGGGAGCACCCATCGCGTCAATGAACCCTTGGGCCTGCCAGTTCTCGAGTGCACCGACAGCGACGAGCCACTGCAGGGCCAGGCGATGCGCCACGTGCGGCTCGACGATTTCCGTCTCGGCCTGGGCGAGCGCCTCCTCCAGCACGCGCAGCGCGAGCTTGGTGACGCGTTCCAT